ATGCTGGAGAAGATACTACTAAGGAAGAACTGAGACTCAAAAAGATGGAAGATAGTTTGGGTCAACAAAAAGAAGTTGAACCGAAGCAACAAAAAAACCCTTGGCAAAAGAAAATTGACGATCTTCAGGTCAAAATACAACACGCGGAGGAAGCATTATCATCTGCTGATCCACAATATGCTAAGGAATTGAAGCAAAGTATTGGTCGTATGAACGCCGAATTGGAAATGGCTTATCAAAAAGCCTCAGAATGGCAACCTATGCAGGAATCTGTCATGTCATATTTCTCAGAACAAGTTGAGAAGGATTCAAAATTCAATAAAACCCCTACCCAATTTAAGGATAGAGGTTTTAAAAAATTCCCGAATTACGGGCAGTGGTTGAAGTTTAATGATTAATCATCCTCATCCAACTTATCACTGATCTTTTTCTTGAGCTTCTTGAGTTCATCCAAAGGATTTGGTTCGTCCAATGATATACCCGCATCCTCAACCGTTTTAACAATCTCTCTGGCGATTTCTATGATAGATTCATCTTCCTCTTCATATTCTGTCGGAATTTCCTCAACATAATCCACTCCGTATGTCCATTCCGTTTGAATTTTATTTTCAAATTCAGGAATAAGCTTGTTTTCCCAGAGTTCTTTATCTTTGGACCAAGCTTTGGCGAATCCTAATTTATTTCCCTCCCAGTCGTAATAAATAGAGCCTTTGTTTTCAACAACTCCAAGACCTTTCATCAACTCAATTAATCCATAATATCTATTCAATCCCGTGGAGAATGAAAGATACATCTCACCCTCTAGATATTGCTTAATTAAGCGATTCTTAACAGTTAATGCTCTAATAACTACTCCAGAATACTTTTTCTGACCAGCAGCAAGCTTAGAATCCAATGTTTTACCACCATCATCAGCAACCAATTTTCTAGCAAGTTGAACAGTTGTTGTTGGTAAAAATACTGCCGATCTACCACCTGAAATATCCTTCTCAATCGAGGGAAACATTTGTGCAGGGTTGTCGTAGATATGATTAGTCATGATAATGGGACATTTTGTAATCGTTCCATATGTATTACATGTCTTTAAAAGACTCTTGATAGATTTCGCAAATGATCCCATATCAGCGGACTCGCTATCCTTTTCCATTCTACTTTTTTCCATTGTGGATAGCATATTAGCTACGGAATCGATAGCTATAATAATCTTACCATGTAAGTTATTTTCTTCTACATGTGTTAAGATTTTCATAATACCATTTCGACATTGTTCAATAGACTTTGGGTTGGAGTATTTCACCTTATCCACATCAAGACCGAATCTTTTAGCACTTACAGCATCGATTCCACCTTCGGTATCGAATAATACAACACCCATTCCTTGTTTTTGGGCATTAGCTAAAATCTGCAATATGAATCCAGATTTAAATGTCTGAGATGCTCCTACAAATTGTGTGATTCTTCCTTTAGGAATACCTTTCTTGGTCGATCCAGAAATCAATGCATTGAGCATCAAGCTTCCTGTATCAATCCAATCATCCTCTCCTAAAAAGGATTCATTTAAATATTTTGCACTAATATCGATCTCATTTAGTGAGTCAAGTGCTTTTTGAATGTCTCTATCCATAATTAGATGTCGTCAATCGAAATAACTTTTGGGGATGTTTGTTTTGGTTCTTCTGGTGGAGTATTAATCTTCTCATACTGAGAAAGAATTCTGTCATCCAAAACAACATTGCTAGTTACAATATTACTCTTGTTATAAGTCCAAGCATTTTTTTCTCGTTCACTTTTATCAGTAAATTCAAAAAAGAACAAGGGGAATGTTTGAACCTCCAATTGTCCAGTTGCTTGAGGTTGAACATGGAGAATTACTGGGTTCTGAATTGTTACACTCGAATCAGTTTCTTCAACCAATTTTCCAATGATATTGCGACCCACATGGTCAATTATAGCTACATGCTTTTCTTTCATATTGAATATATTTTAATAGTTTATTCCGAAAAGTCAACCAATTCCTGACCCCTTTTTAATTCTTTTCTCGCATATTTCGCGATATTACTTTTTGGATTATTAGCCAATCCGTTGACATAATCCAATTGTATCCTCAAAGCATTTTTCAATGCTTCTAATTTTGGATTATTATAAGAATCCAACGGTTGATTATAAATCAACTGCGTCAATATTTTGATTGTGATAGCTTCAGAGTCATCTAAGCCCTTCACATAAGCCTCGTTTAGTGTCATGATATAATCTTATTGAGTTCTCGTTCTAACTTTTTTCTTAATTTTGTTTGTTTCATTTTATCTATAGATTCTTTGGTCTGTGGTCTTGGAATTCCCTTCTTGGCTTTGCTCATGTTATTTCTCCACTCTTCTGAAAATGGTGGTCTGGTTTTACCTGCTTGTCTTTCGCTTTTTCTTTTATTCGCTTCCTCAGAATGCTTCTTTGTTTGTTTTCCTATTCTGGCTTGGCTTCTCTTTTTTATAGACTCGGGAGATAACGGTTGCCCTAATCTGGCGGCTCTTATTCTCTGTTTAACCTCATCCGAAACAGTCTTGCCTAAATTACCTAGTCCAATTTTTTTCCTTGTTTCTTCGGAAACCGGAATTCCTGTTCTGTCATTAGAATATTCGCATATATTATATCCCTTATTCCTATTAGTCGAGTCGAATAACTTGATATAATAAGATTCTCTTTCTAATAAAGAAGAGTTGTCCTGTATTTTATCAAAATTCTCAAATATCTCCACCACTTCAAATTTAAACGATTCCCACCCATGTTTAGTTATAGCATTTACAAAATGCCCATATTTATTAGGTCTAGTGGCGGAATATTTATGCGCAATCATCCTTCTTCTAATATTAACAGATTTTCCTATGTATACTTTACCATTATCTACACATGTCAATTTGTATATCCCCGCTTTGTTTGGATAAACTGAATTTCTCCCCATTTATATATTTAGTGTCCTAAGATAAAAAATCCTCAAGTTCAATTTTCACATTTTCGTTTGGTTTTCGTAATGTCCAATTTACTGCATTGTAAAAGGACTTAACTGATGCGAATACTATTTTATCAAATTGTTTTTCGTAGTCAACCTGAAAAATTTCCTCAAACTCCTTTGGGTATTTGTCGTGGAAAGCGATTGTTTCTAGTCCATATCTATTGGGAGTTTTTAAATTAACATACCTAACCTTATCGCCTGTTTTAAATTTAGGATATTTGCCATCCAATTTCAATTCCTTAATCATGTGGTCGTGTCTATATGCCGCCTTTAAGGCTACGGGCATTCCCTTAGCCATCTTCAACCCATCACACTTCTTCGAATACTCCTCAAAATTATTCATACCACTAATATGGCATATATTATGGTGGGACAATTCTTTAAATTTTTGGTAAGCATCGTTGAAATACCCATTACATTTATCACGATCCTTTTCCAAAATCAAACATTCGATGACTGTTTTTATATATGGCTTCACCACTTTAGGCATTTTACCCGTGACAACAGCAACACCCTTGTATTTGAATTTGTTGACTTTCAAACCTTCATCATCAAGAACGTGCAAAACGTATTGCTTTTTGACTAAGAAAATTCCCGCATCACAAACCGACTCCCTTTTATAAACAATTCTAGAATCCAAGGATCTGAAATTCTTGATAACCCATTGGGAAATATGTGAATTTATATATTCGGAGATTTTATCACATTCCTCATAGAACCTATCAGAAACCATACCGTCTTCGAGAAGATTCAGGCCATGCTTTTCCTCTAAAATATGTAAAGAGAAATATCCAGAGTCAGTATCCGCTCCAATACAACACGCTTCAGCCTCTTGATCTGATATTCCATATGTCTTTTGCATGTATTCTACAAACAATTCCCTATTCTTGCCATTAATAGCTTGTCCTGTTAGTGTAATGGATGCCGCAATGTCATCATCACCCAACGGAGCGTATAAATTACCCATATATCCATACATGGAATTTAAACAAATCTTATATGCGTTTTGGAATGTGTCACATTTCTGAATATCCACCTCCAATTTTTTGATCTCTTCTTGTGAAAGAGTTGATTTGTTTTGATTTAGAAAAGCTTCCTTCTCTTTACCGAGATTTTTCATATCCTTTCTCTTGGTATAAAGATTATCCAAGAATTCTGGCATGAGTCCCTTCTCTTTCTGGGTGAATAAATGACCTGATTTAGACAAGGATGCCTTTTCTTCCTTCATGTATTTCGCAAACGCTTCCTTCGTCAGGGTAAATGTTCTACCGGATACGTGTTGGATATTAACATCGTCCCCATTCCTCTCAACCTTTCCAAGTTTTGTTTCGGGTGAAATGTTCAAAGAAATCATAATGCTCGGATACAGAGAATTAGCATCAAAAGATACAACATTTCTAACGTGTCCAACCTTCGGATCTTGGACTGCACCTCCCGGATTCTTCCCTATTCTCGCTGGTCTGTAAAATGTCGATATGTATTTGTTGTGCTGCCTAGCTTTAATCGCAACAGCACCATTGATCACTGGAACCGTGTCGATTGCCTGTGAGAGACCACACAATCCAGCGTGGGATAGAAACCGAATGAGGTTGATATATTGCAATTTCTCATCCAGCAGAACAAGAAGCTCGACATCCCGAAGGTTGTAGTCCACATACGTTTCCCAATCTTTAACAGAGAGATCCCAAAGGGTTCCATCATAATCCACTTTATTGATACCAATCTCATGTTCACCGACAGTATCCAATTTATTATCCTCTGGTTTATTGAATATTTTGAATTTGGTATACATCACCAAATAGTCTAAACACGATATCCCCTCTATCACATACTCTTTAGATGTCTTCCCAAATTTTCCACCTTTGTTTAATTTCTCATATATCCTCCCAAGAGGAGATAACTCATCAGCCCAATCTTTCCCCAACTCAAAGGTTATTCTATTGATCAAATAAGGAACGTCATATCCATTACTATTCCATCCACATAAGACATCGGGGTAATCGCTTGAGAAATGTCCAATGAATTTCTTCAAAAGATCGTGTTCTGATTTGCAATGATGATAATCAACATTGGCCTTTTTGGGCTTATATGATTTTAAACCAAAGACTGTGTATCTTTTCGTCTCTGTATCATAACAAGTTAATAGATTTATCACAGTATCAGCCAACTCAACATTGGGATAGTGGTCCGATGCTGGGTTTTCGATATCGACAAAACATATCTTCAAAGGATATTGTGAGAATTCTTCCTTTTCAGAATCCCTATAATACTCATCAATCAAAAATTGTTGATACGGTGTAATATTCTCAAATATTCTCTTAACACCGGATTCCTTAGCGAACTTCCGTCTATCGTATTCGGTTTCGAATTCCCTCTTCTTTAGAGGTGTGTTGTATATACTTGTGAATGGACCTGATTTATCCTCAAGCATAACATACGGCTTATAGGGTATCTCTTGCTTTACCCTATTACCGAAAGCATCCCATGTCCAAAGATGGATAGCCTTGTCTTTATTTGAATATACACAGTTTCTATACACAATTTGAGTGTATCAGTCATTTACCAAATGTCAATTCCACATTTTGAGGAACCTACGATCCTTGGAACCGTAAGGAGTATCCAATGCCTCAATAAAGCTGCCAACATTGTGTTCGAGTTCAAGGAAACGGGTGGCACCTACCTTTCTTAAATCCGGAATCAGACGATAATATCCAGCTTTATTCTTAAGAATCTTTTGAATTTTATCCTCTAAATCCTCCTCTGTTTTGAATCGAAGAAAGTCAGGGGCTGTTGAATAAGTTACCAAATCCTGACACAAACAAGGAATACCCAACTGCGCGGCTTCAATAAACTTAATATCTGATTTGGCTTTGTTGAAATTATTATCCTGTAATGGTGCAATGAACAATTGAGCATTTAGAGAAGCTAAAAATGTTGGATACTCTAAAAGATTCTTCCAAGGATGGAATTCAATTTCTCGGGAAACAACGTAAGGTTGTAAAGGTGGAGGATATGCTCCAATAAAAACGAATTGATATTTATGTCGATTATCGATGATGAACTTCAGCACATGTTCAAAGTCATCTTTTTGACCAACATTATTTTTCATGTCGAAATGCGCTCCAGAACCCGCATATACAATTCTAGGCTTTTTCTTATACTTGTCGAAATTATCACAAATTTTTCGATAATCATACTGATGACCTATCCACCAATAAGGCATGAAGTTTGGAACTGCCGTGATCTCCTTTTTACCAGTCTTTTCAATATAGAGATCTCTCATGAACTTACACGTCACTGTAACTTCATCAACCATATTGATCATGTCGATACAATTTTGACGAATTTTATCATCATCAAAACCAAATTTAGACGCATTATAATCAGGAATTTCCTCCCTGAATACAACATCGTCAACCTCATAAATCAACTTGAAGCCCATTTCAGGCTGAATAGATTTTAAGAATTTTACAAATTCCTTTTGGTTATCAGATGCTTGTCTCTGTAATGTGATTGTCTTTATATCCCTGTAAAAAGACTTATCTAGTATCATTTTTGTGGTATCCAAGCAATCACCGATACCAGTCATCGTCATATGATTAGATAAAAAACCTCTTCGATACAAGAAGCACCCGTCTGATCTTCCAGCAGCATAATTTATGTATCTCTTCTCTTTATTTTCTTGAGGTTCCTCAACCTTCTTCTGTATAATATTGAATGGAGAATTAGGAAATGGATTAACAAATGGACCAGTGTTTGAAATCATACCGATATTTAAATACCGGGGATCATTTGTCAATTCAAATTCTTCTAGTTATTTGTCCTCTTTTTTCGAGCATAATGGTTTCACCATCAATCTTATCCTTGACTTCCTTTCTATGAGAAATCAAATATACGCATGTGTCGTTTTTCTCAATTCTATCCTTTACGATACTTATAATTTTATCCAATCCAACAGAGTCCACAGCAGAGTCCAAGCATTCATCCATCCACTCGATATTGGAGGTCACTTGATTGATTTTCTTCCTCATATCAGAAAACGCAAAA